ATTTCGCCTTGCACGCCTCCTCACACCTATGCTCGAATTCAGCCTGCCACTTATCCGCAGCCGGCTGAATATGCTTTTTCGGCTGCACAATGCCCTTGTGCCCTCGCTTTTTGTGCGGGTATTCCAGCAGGTGGGTAAGCTGGTAGTTTGTCGCGTTTTTGGCTGTGGCTGTTGTGCTGCCCCGCCCGTTGCGCTTGATTTCGCAGCGCCACCCTTTTTTATAAGCCCCGGTCCTTTTCGGGCTTGCCTGCCTGATATCCTTTGTCATGGACTTCCCGCAATCTTCCACGGCGGCGGACACTTTGTCCATTACATCGCCTGTGTACTCTTTCAACACGGCAGTTATCTCAGCCGTGAGGTCAAAATCTGCCACCGGTTCCCGCCTCACTTTCGTCAAACGCAATCAGAACCGTGGGATTTTCCAGAGTTAGATCGGTACATTTGGGCAATGTGTCATTGATCTTCTGAGCCTGCAATACTTTGTATTGCTGATCCCCGATGGTCACGAAAACGCCGGGTTTCACAAAGTCCATTTGCGGAATCCGAATAAGCATTTGAATGGTGTGTCCGGCTTGCTCAGCGTCAAAATTGCGGCGTTCGCCGACCGTGCGCTCCCTGTAGCGTACACCGGACAGCAGCAGAACAGGCCGTTTTCCACCGTCCAGCTGCCACAGTTTGCAAACGCCGTCCGGGAAGGATTCAAACTGTACTTTCTTCTTTGCCACAGCCGAATCCCTCCGCAAGACGCAGGTTTACAATTTCCGCGCGGTAGTCCTCTTCAAACTCCGCCCGGCGATTGTTTGCCAGATACCACACGCATTCTATCAGCAAGCCGCGATATTCCGGACCGGTCAGGTCAAGATCAGGGCTGCCAGCCCTGGCCCGGAGAAGCGCTTCCGCTTCCTCAATGGCAGCGTTCACATTGGCGCTTTGGGCTTCGTCCGGCTCCCATGTATAGTTCATACGGTTGAGCGCAAGCTTGTAAACCTGCTCCTTTGTCAATGCTGCCATGCGTTAGCCTCCTTAGCCCGTCTGGGCCTTGGTGTTCACAGTGTTGGTAACGGTGGTGGACACAGTACCCGCAACCTCCACAATGGTGCTGACGATGCTTTCCAGTTCGGAAACGTCCAGCAGCAAAAAGGCGTACTTGTCCATGGGGCAGCCATTGCCCTGGAGTTTGGCCTTGTATGCACGCTGATCTTCCAGGAACTTGACGGAATCGTCGGGAATGATGGTACCCTGCTTACCGGAAGGACCTACGCCGATGAAGTAGTACGTGGCAATGCCGATGACGGCCTCGCCTTGCTCAAGGGCGGAACTCTGGAAGATTTCGGCGGGGATGGGCAGCACATTGGTCACGTACTGGCCGCCCACCAGCAGCGTGGTGGCCGCGAAAACCTTTTCCCAGTAGTCAAAGGGGTTGAACACGACGATAACGTCGCGGGGATCGACGACGCGGGCAGTCTTGCCGGTGCTGTCGTTGGGATCGCGGGCAAGCTTTTTCAGCAGCGCGCCCATGGTTGCCGGGTCAAGCTTCTTAACCTTGACGGGGGTCTGCTTGGCGTAGCCGGTGGTGGGGCTGACGTCGGCCGCCATGTCCCGGATCATGCCGATAGGCTCGTCTTTGCCAGTGCCGGCCACGGCGCCGGCCTCGCAGGCGCAGGCGATTGCTTCGGAAAGGGTTTCCCGTGCATAGGCATCCATCCATTCCGGTCCCAGCTCCACCAGATCCATGGAAATGCACAGAAATGCCGACAGTTTGCACATGGTCAGGGCGATTTCCTGAACGCCGCCCTCGATCTCCTTCTGTACCGCTCCGGTGATCTTGCCCCAAGTGGCCAGCTGGGCGGGCTTGGCGTTTACCAGAATGCGGCTCAGATAAGCCGTGCTTACAAAGTTCAGCTTATCCAGAAGCGGGTGGGTCTTCTTGATGGTGCCGATGATCCGCTCAATAACGGTCTGAGGCATGGCAACCTCATAGTTGGCCACAGCGGCGCGGGGGTCGCTTGCCTTCAGCGCAGCGGCCAGCCCTTCATAATAGGCGCGTTCGTCCGCAGTCAGCACGTTTGCGCCGCGGGCGGACAGGATAGCGGCGTCCTGATTTCTGGCGTCGATCTCTTCGGCGGCTTTCTGGAGGACTGCTTCGTTCATGCCATCGAAAAAAGCAGTCATGGCCTCAGCCATCTGTTCAGGGTTACCGGACTTGAAAGCAGCGGCAAGGGTAGTTTCATGCTGCTTTTTGACCTGTGCGAACAGGTCTTTGCTTGTGATTTTCATTTGTTTGTTCCTCCGTTTACTTAATCATTGCTGCAAGAATGTTGTTCAGGCAGCCGGCTTCACTTGCTTTCGGGGTTTGCGGCTTCGGCGGTTCTTGGGGACCCGCTACGGCGGAAATCGCCGCCGCCATGGCCGCGGGCAGGGTGGAAATGTCCCGGCTTTGGAAGGCTGCGCGTGCGCCCTGATACTGTTTGGCGGCTGCGGTCAGGTCTGCGTCCTGTTCCGCGTATTCGTCAGCAAGGCCGTATTGGATGCACATTTCCGCAGACAGCCAAGTTTCACCGTCCGTCAGTTCTTCCAGCTTTTCCGCGGGCAACTTGTCGCCAGCCTTGACGATATAGCTTTGCAGCATGGCTCCGTTGATAATGTCCAGATCGTCCGCACTCTTCCGCAGTTCCTTGGAATTGCCGTACACGCCCCAAGCTGCGTTATGTACCATCATAGCGGTGTTACGGGGCATAATTACCTTGTCTGCTGCCATCGCAATAACGGACGCGGCAGAAGCTGCAACGCCGTCAATGTATGCCACAACGGTGGCCCCACAGCGGCGCAGGACGTTATAAATGCCCAGCGCTTCCTTTACGCTGCCGCCCCAACTGTTTATGTACAGGTTGATGGTGTCGCCGGCCTGTGCATCCTTCGTGTTTTCCACGAAATACCGCTGGCACGTTGTGCTCTCCACTGCCTCCCAAGAATATGTATCCCAGTTGAATCGTTCACCGTCCGGCTTTATGTCGTCGGTGATGTAGAACTCAAAAATTCGACCAGCAGCCAGAGCCTTAACCTCGTGGCGCACTTTCATGGGAATATAAATCATGTGTTTTCACCTCCCTTCACCGGGGCGTTTACCGCCTCCATATTTTTGGTGCGGTGGTATTCATCTGCCCACGGCTCCGAAATCGGGTCCATATTGAGCAGGCCACGGCCTTCGTTCGTGTTTACTACGGCATCTTGGATAAGCTTGTCCAGCTTGACCGCCACGTCGAAAATATCAACCACACGAACGTGGGTCATGTCGATACGTATACGCCAGCCGTTCAGGATTTCCCGGCCGTACTGCTTCCTGTTGGCCTCGTTTTCCACGGTAAGCACTGCCGGCTTTACGCCGAATGTCAGCAGGTTTTGGACGGCTTCGTCTTGGTTGGTAACGTCGCCGCGCAGCAGGCAGGGCGGGCAATGGTAGGCGTTGCAAGCACGATCCTGCGCCTGCCTGACAAGGCTTTCCATGTCACCGACTTCACCGTTCAGCTTCTGAGAAGCTGGGCCGCTGTCCGGGGTATAATCGTAGCCATCAAACAATGGGATAACCGCGTTTTTGCTCTCAAAGAACGTTTTGAACCGATTTTGCATCAGTCTGGCCACGTTTTCTTCGTAATTTTTGTCTTTTGTGGCATTACCTGTGATTTTCAGCACGCCGCTGCGGCCACCGCTATGCTTGTACTTGTCCAGAGCTTCGGCTAACGCCTCGGAATACAGGCTGTTAAACCTGCGCAGAAGACTTGCAGTGTCCTGACTGGCAAGGTGAAAATAGAAGATCTCGTCCTCTGTTTTGTAGCTGCTGACCGTCAAACCGTTGCACGTGATTCCGCTATACTTGTTCGGCTTAAAGGCGAATTCCTCACGGCTGAAACTGTCCGCAAGGTACAAGCTACCATCTGCCCGCTGGAATACCAGCGCTTCATTAAACCGCAGCAGCCGGGCAAACAGCAGGCGGCGGAAGAAAAAAGCGTTTTCGTTCTGGTTCGGCTCTACATTCCACCGGAACCAGTCTTCGCCGCGCTGATACTGACCATTCTGGTACGTTCTCCATTCGCACATTGCGGCCGTGGACGCCACCAAGTCGATGACGGAGAAAAGGGCAATTTCTTCAACATTCAGACGCGAGATCGCCGTGCCCTGCATTCCGTCCTTCACCAGAATGTTGCCGCTTTCATCCCGCTTCCCGAAGTCCACCAAGTCGGCCAGAAAGTCCGTAAACCTCATTGTTTCAACTCCTTTCCAAAATCAGAAAACAAAGACGCCCGGCAGTTTGTCCACATCCGGCAGTACCTCGAATATGTCCTCGTGCTTTGTGGCCACAATGAAGGCCGCCACAAATGCCATAAAGCCGTCTGTTTTTCTGGTTTTGGGTTCGATTTTCTCAAAAGTAATATTTCCGTTGCTGTCGATCTTCCGGCATGCGTTATTCGTGTACCACCGCATTGTCATGGAATCACCCCAGCGAATTTTATGGGAAATGAAAGCGCTGGTAATGATTGGCGCCACCTCTGAAACCTCCGGCCGGTATGTCAGCTTGATGTTTCCTTTTTTGGGGTCTGGATCCCAGCCTCTTTCTTTGAATGTTTTGCGCATGAGGGCTATACGGAAGTGATCGATTGCGCCGAATCGAATATTGTTTTCCAGCATCTGCGCTTCAATCCAGTCCGCCGGGTAGTCTGCCGGTATTTGCGGCTCGTCCACCAGAGTGGCTTCCCCTCTGGAAACGGCTTCCAGATACGGGAACTGAATACGCGGTAGGGTAGCGCTCTGGGTACATATCCAGCTATGAGCCTTCCAGCACCAGATTTCCCCGACCTTCCAGAGAATGCCCGCCGCCACAAAGTCCCGCGTATCTGCGTAGTCAATACCGAATACCGCCGTCGGCGCGACACCCGGGTCCAATGGCGGGTATGGCTGATTT